CCTTGATGCATCACTGACCGTATCTTCATCTGAACTACCATAGAAGTTGTAGTCATCTTCGGTAAGTGTGCCTGACTTAACAGCAAGATCTAGGTGGGGATCAAACCCCGGCTTAGCCATCTCCTCTACATAGTCAGGGTCAAGGGGCTGCATGTAGTGACGCTTAGTGGTATCCTCAAGGGACACCATGTCAGCACCACATAGAGTGTAGCCATCAGCTACAGTCAAGCAACCCCTAATCTCCTTACCCCAAGGCTTATCAATACCTGGGAGATTGACCAGTGGTTTGTTGTGCTTGAATCGTAGTGTGTTAGTCAGGCCATTGATCTCTGCCTTGACATACCCATCACGTTCACAACTCAAGAACCCTTTGAAGATAGCCAACCTGTGACCTAAGATGGAATAACCTTCCAGTACTTTGACGCTGGGGTTATCTTCAATTAGGATCTGAACGGAGGGAGAAAGCTCTCCATCCTTACGAACTTGGGGTATCTTTCTTTCTTCACCTGTCTCCTTATCTTTATCGTAGTCAAATGTACATGGTACCCAGCCTAATGAAAACAACCAGTCCTTTACTTGAAGATGGGACTTAGGGTTAGGTTCATTCCAACCTTTGATGACAGTGATCTCCCCGTCATAGTGTGCAGGGAGGTTGTGTTCTTTTAAAAGAGAGAACCACCTTTCACCATGAGAGGAGGTACTAAGATCTTGCTTGAAGCATACCTTAGGCCTAGTCTTTTTACTGGTGACCTTCTGTCTAGGCATGACAGTCTTAAGCTCTTCTGTCTTGAGTTCCAACTGCCTAGTAACCTCATTGAAAGAATCATTGGCAAGGCCAACGTCAAGCTTCCAACCAGAAGTCTCAGCAGCAAACGCACAGTCCATCTTGAATGTTAGGTAACGAAAGAACTTATCCAATAGAACCTTGTCGTTACCATAGATATACAAGAATCTCTTGAGTAGGTTCCTCCAAAGCAACCAGTTGATCTTAACATCTTCAACACAACGGTGTTGATACTCTTCCTTAGTGAGTCCAGCCCAGTCAGTAATTTCTGGCTTGGGTATGTCGAAGTCTACACCAAAGGATTCGAGGCCATGCTTAGGTCTACTGTAGTTTAGAACCCAAGACATTGGAAGAGTATCAAACAGCCTAGCCTTAACCTTGATACCTAAGATCTTTTCGAGCAACGGTATATCATAACGTATGAGGTTGTGTCCGATCAAACCTTTTTGATTAAGGATAAGGTCACGCATCTCTTGGTAGTCGAAGATAGTCTGGTAGTTATTACCATTGGATGTATAAGAAAGACAGTGTATCTTAGTGGCATCATCCAAAAGATTATCAGCTTCTACATCAAATAATATCATGCCGCCATTTCACTCCCAATATAAGGTGAATCTTCTGTCAGGATCGTAGTCTCTGGATCGTAATAGAGTGAGCCTGCGTTGCCTAACTTAGCGAATGGTCTGTTCTTGTCAATGACAAATGTTGTAGTGTTCTGAAGTATCTCATCCTCTGACTCAACATCACGCTCCAACTTAATACATATGATAGCTTCCTCTTCAAGTGAGGCAGCATACTTAGTACGTCCATCGTCATTAACCTGTGAGATAAATACCACACCAATGTTCAACTCCTTGGCAAGCTGTGCCATACGTGAGCCTAGTGTAGTAAGTACACTGGTAGCACCATCAACACCAGTACTGGACAAGTAAGCCAGTCGTTGTACGTGGTCAATGAAGATGAACCCTGCACCATAGACTGAAGCCGATAGCCTTACGTAGTCCAGTAGCTTAAGTGGATCATCATGACCACGCATCTCAAAGATGATAGTACGTTCACCCTGTGTAGCTGCCTGAGCAGCCTTGATCACATCCTCCTCACTTATGCCGGCATCTCTTGCATCATCCTTAGTACGGACGTTGATACCTAGGTGGTAGGTAGCCATAGCACGGTAGGTTGTAGACTTCATCTCCTCCATGTGGAGCAGGGCAATACGTGTCTCCTCATCACGCAGTAAGCCAGTCTCAAAGTACCGAACAACTTCGGTCTTACCCATACCACGAGGAGCTTTGATAAAGGTAAGACCTCCCTTAACCATGCCCCTGATCTTTTCGTCAAGGCCAGCGTGACCAGTGGGTACATACTCGTAAGGGTTCTCGTTAAGGATTGCTGCTTCCACATCTGCATCAGAGCAGAAGAAGTTCTCAGGTGAATATCTTTGTGGCTTCCTTGCAGCCCACATGAGAGCATCGCTATCACCTGACTCAAGGAACTCATTAGCATCCTTATGCTTAGACATCGGCACATAGTAGAACTTATCTGGGAAGGCTTGGTACAACTTGTCAGCTGCCCTACGTCCAGCATCGTCAAGCTCACCTGCATATACAAGTTCTTTGAATGACGACAGATAAGCATGGTTGTGCTTGATGAATTTCTCTCCGATGGATGCGCTGGGCAATGACTTCACGGGGAATGTCTTGCCTAGTATCTGATACAGGCTGGCTGCATCAAACTCACCTTCGGTAATATAAATACGATTGCTTGAACCTGCGTTAAACTCAGGGCCAAACAGCATGTTCATACCTAGGCCACGGTCTTTGACCCAGGACTTAGACTTGTCGTTGAACATGCGATACTTAACTGTGTGCGGGTACTTGTAAGCATATCGTACTGGCTTACCGTCCTCGCCCAGTTGTAATTGAATGCCGTACATCTCACAGACATCAGGCTCTATGCCCCTGATACCTTTGTATGTCGAACTCTTAACCTCTATTGTCATAGGGTTTCTCCTCTCTCGTAGTGGATACTCTGTCGCTGCCCATGAGAAGGTGGCTGGCATGCCTTTCTCTGGGTACGATCTGCTACAAGAATGACAGTGACCAAAGCCATCGTCATTCCAATTGAATGCATCACTTGATCCACACTCTTCGTATGGGCAAGCTAAGTGCGGGTTATCTCCTGTCTTCATCATCATAAAACATATCCATCATTATAGCCCAGATATACATGACAGCTACAAGAGGCCATGTCAAGGCTAGTTTTATTGGTGCGTTCTGACTCTCGTCATCAATGGGATCAACCAGCCCGAAGACTAGCATCATCCCAAGGAAGTACATGAACAGTGCAATCCAAAGTTCCATTAGTCATCCCTTACTTTTAATCTAAACATACCTTCTGTACTTTGCAGTGAGGCAGCTATGTCAAGCAACTGTTGGTAGCTCAGTAGTATCATGTCCGTACTATTCCACTGATCGTCATGCTGCGATATAAATACAGTACCATCTTCAGTAAGAATAACCTCAACATCAAGGAACTCATCCTCTTGGTCAAGTGTAACAACAGTAACTTTATCGTGTGAAAATTCTACAGTATACACTACCACTGCTCCTTGTTCATGTATGCACGTAGCTTAGCCCTACTCTTCTCAGAGCTATCGAAGCTACGTATCTCACCTTCACGTTCAACAACAACACCAGTGTTCCACTTGGTTGCTTCCTCCTCCGCTTGCTTTCTATTGTTAAACAGTAAGGGAGATGAATATATTGTGAATGGATTTTCATCTGCAACATATGACCACTCCCCCCTCTCTATCTCAATCATCACTGCATACTTCATTACAACTTCTCCTCTCCATTAAGTTGATTGATACGCATACTTGCGTACCTGATAACTTTCTCCAAGTCAATGATCTCACTTTCAACTTGATCCTTACCCTCATATAATTTGAAGCCAGCCCTGCTACTGTACTTAATAAGGTTGCCACGCCAAAACTCAAAGCCGTTACGCATGATGTAAGTAATAGGTTCAATACTCCACCTTGAATAGTGACTAGGCTCATTTACAATGTCATGTGTATTGATCCACTCTTTAATCATATCTATCCTCCTTGTCCTCTCGTTTTGCTTTCTGTATCCGTTCATACCTATTGAATAGTTGTTCAAACTTCCACTGGTACAGCTGCTGCATACCCATCAAAGCATTCATAATCTCATCCTCTGTAGGCTCAGGATAACCATCACCAATCTGTTTGAACACCGTTTCAATGTCATTGCAGACTGACCAGCAGTCCATAATGTGTGGCTCTAAGTCATATATTTTAGCCATGAGTCTAGTACTCCCCAGTCGTATCAGTTATTGATAGCAGGTCAGCTATACTACCAGGTACTTCATGTTGGCAGTGGTACTCTCTTATTTCCTTATCTGTTTTCATCTCCTCGGCAAACTCCTCAGCTTTTTCATAGGAATTAAAGGTACCTAGTTCGTACCACCTGTTGTAAGTTACTGTATATTCACTCATCTCTCAATGCCTCCCATGATATTTGAAATAACTCTTTCATCTCTTTGCTGATTGCATCAGCTACTACTCGTGTCTCTGCTTGTGTGTCAGGCTTACAGCGAAGTTTACACATGTCACTAAAGGCATCGAGGCTACCTGACCAGTACCATTCAGTCATAGTGGACTGTGGCAGCACCATACGGGCTTGCTCTGGGCATACATTATTTTTTAATAGTTCTTCATATATCATAAGGGTATTAGAGTACACGTTATCTTCTACACAACTAGATGTGTCCATTTCCCAGTAATCAGCTAAGTATGCTTTGTCATCTGCATACTCATCAGTATCATCACAAAGTAGTTCGTTTACGAAACCACTACCACTACCTTGTTTCTTATCTTTAGCTTTCTCTCTCCAATTATCAGGTAAATAAAACTCCGGTTCATCACTAACGTACCTACGACTAATCTCATTCCAACGTAGGAACTTATGCTTGACCAGCTGCCTTGCGACAAAGACAGGTGCCTTGATGTGGAAGGATGCAAAAGCATGTCCGAATGGTGACATATGCCTATGCTTGGCTAGGTACTTGATAAGTTTTCTATCTGTATCGTGCAGTACAACACTTGTCTTATCACCATGAGTCACAGTACCAAGGGCCTCTCGCTTCTTGCCGAAGGATACCCGTGCTGCATTCACCACCGATAGGTCACTGCCCATGTGGTCTATGTATGTTACTTCAATCATCTTATTCTACCTCCAAATATATACAAGCAATCTTAATGTTTGTGCTTGTCTTCATAACCTTTGCTGATTTCGATGCTACAACACATTTATGAGAGCTATCATAGGAACCCAACTGAAAGTGTTCAACCCCCAACCCAGTCACTAATTTCAACCATACTAATACCCACATAATTTAATCTCCTTCCATTATATTTTATAACTTACTTAGCCAATGTGTGCAATCGTCGTGTGGATCATCCATTAGATTTCTCCTTGGTCCACCCTGCGGGACTCGAACCTGCAACCTACTGCTTAGAAGGCAGTTGCTCTGTCCAGTTGAGCTAAGGGTGGGTACTTAAAGTATTACCTTAAGTAATATATTATTTATATATTATAATAAGATTAAAATACTTTAAGTAATACTATAAGTATATTATATAGGGGAGCTTGGACATTCTGTCAAGTGCGACATATTGTCAGAAGTATTTGTATACATCACCGTCATTAAAATAATCACCATAGTATTTACTGTCGTCAATACCTGCCTCCTCCATTAGTGCATAATACTTGACACCCCATCCATCAAGTAGCTCGGCTACCTTGTGGGGGTGATCTTGTATCATTGTCTTGATTGCTTCTATGTTGTCCTCATCAGAGCTACTACCACTGTTACGCCAGTCACCCCATGTGTCCTCAATCACAGCAGGGTCACGTCTGAACAACAACATATCCCAATCAGCATTGACAAGAGAGTCACATAAAAACTCTGCATATACAAGGTCTTGTGTCTCATTGACACCGTGCTGCCCATAGTAACCAACACTGATGTTAGTACACTCAGACACTACAGAGGCATACTCGTTGCTATCAGTGTATGAGCCACCATCATCAGCAACTAACTGTGACATGTACAGTGCATCAGCAAATGACATAGCAAATTCTTCTGAGGCTGTACGTAAGCCCATCTGGTGTGTGATGACTGACTTATCACCGAACCTGTCGAAGGATATCACAGCGTCTATATGACGCAACCATTCTGGATCATCAGCTACCAATGCACGGCTACCCTTACAGCCTACCTCCTCAGCAGCATGTATAACATACACACCCTTGACCTCAGCCTCAATCATATTCATGATTAGCCAGATACCAGTGGTACAATCAGCACCTAGGCAGCTGGATGTTGTAGCATCTGCGACTGATACTATGTCATTAACGACAAGGACATTCTGCATACCCTCAAGTCTATGCACCGTGTCGTGATGTGCAGTGAAGCACAGGTTAGGATTGTCACCCACTGACAGTATGTAGTTACCGTGTATGTCAGGCAATCCAAAGGTAGGTTCGAGAAACCTCTGACAAAATTCTTTCTGCGTTTGGCTACCCTCTGGGCGCTTGTATCGCAGCATTTCTATTAGACTATACATTATATATCCATCTCTTCTTGTTTGTTTTCCCACAGGCAGTCATCATTCAACTCCCATATACCCTCGTCATCATTAAGCTCTTGTCTGGATACTGTGTCACCATCAACCAAGGTACACATGGCAACTACAAGGTGTAGCTCACCATCCCAGTCAGATAGAAAGTAATCACCTATATCATCAGGTGATATCCATTCATCGTCACCCTCACAGTATTGTACATCATCTATGTGCCAATGCTCACCATCACTGCACAGCACAAAGCAGTCACCTTGATTAGCTGCCCACTGAGACACCACTAGCTCTTCCTTGATACCTGTACGGTCAATCCTATATGCGGTAACAGCATCGTCATTGTGGTGTGACTCCTCTGAATACTCACAGTAGAAGTGTTCGTCGTGAAAGCAACTCTCGCAGAAGTCCTCCTCACAATGCTCAGACCACATACTTTCATGCTCATCTAAGCCATCACCACAGCGAGCACAGTGATTCTCATGTCCACCAAGTACACCACTGTAGTTGCTTGCATCTATGTCACCACAATCATCCTGTATGAGGTACTTACCATCATCGGTCAAACTTAGCATACGTGGCTCAGTGTCTAGGTAAGGTGCAATGTAACGGCCCTCTCCCTCACCACTAGCAGGTATGGCAAGCAGCCTAGCAGCACCCCAGTGAGGAGTGTCTGTCTCTGCATCCATCTCACCTAGGTGATCCTCTATCATGTCCAGTGCTTGCTCTGATACACCGTAGATAGGCCCAGCTTGAGGGCCAATACAGTCATCACCTGTGTAAACCACACATCGGCCAGCAACTAGACCCTTCTGATCTAAGGCTGTGACTACGGTGAAGTCACCACTTGCATACGCCTCAGCTGGGTGACAGTCAAGGTGATCGAAGTCATACCGCATACAACTGGATGAAGAGGACTTACGATTGTGTGTGGTGCTGATGTTCTCCATCGGTGATTGAGTACCACCATAGGCCAGCTTGAATGCAGCCCTATCCTTGGCGACAGAGATAGTCAGTGTCCTAGGTACAAATTCCTTAAGGAAATCATCTACTAACAGTATGACCTGCTTGTGCTCCAACTCAGGGAACATGGTAGAGATAGCACGACCGGGCTTCATCACTGTATGCCTGTCATCCATCCTCATGTCAAGTGACTTGTATATACTCATGCTACCATACTTGAGCTTAGACCTGATGGGCTGGAAGGAAGTGAGCCTACGCTGCCACTTGAATACACTGGTCGGAAAGCAGTCAGACCTAGCCTCAGCATGGTGTTCGTAAAAGTAGGTTGTAAACCACTTGAATAACCTCACATCCTCAGTGGAGTAATCAGGTATACTATCGAAAGGCCCCCACTCCTTGAGTACAGGGTCAGCCTCACCTTCATCTTTAAGGGTAACACGCTTGACTACAAAGCCCTGCGCCACTGGCAGATGTACCCACCACCTAGTCTCATTGTCTAACTGGATGTACCCACCTATTAGACTGCCATCTCTTACGACATGACATTCACTGTCGACATCATAGGACTTGTACTGCGTAACAGCCTCAGCCCCGCTGCCAATTATGCTATCTATATTGACAGCAACTAAAGAGTATTGCATTTTATATCCTCCAAAAGAATTGCCCCACACAATTAGCATGGGGCTATTGATTAGGCATCAATGATACCTACCTTGTGTTCAGTGACAGTGATTGTCTTGAAGGTGTCACCTACCTTCAGTTGCTTACGCACCTTAGCAAACTCAGTAGTAGACATCACCTTGCCATTCATGATGTAACCTCCACGCTTGACCAAGATGTTGAACCTACCCTTAGCGATAGGCTTCACCACCTTAGCACGATCAAGGTTAGGGTTACGGGCTGCTGACTTAGGCAAGAAGCCAAGACGCTTGTAAGCCTTGGACATTGCACCAGTACTCATGTCGATATTAAAGTGAGCCATTGTATCAGGTGCAGTATGATTGCTGTAATACTCACAGATTTCTAACCACTTTGCAGCAGTGAGGTTTAGTTTGATGCCTTGCTTACGAGTTGTTGTTGTAGTATTAGCCATGATTTTATCTCCTCAGATAAGTTATAAGATACCCCAATGGTATCACGCTAAGCACTCCTCCAAGTGCCTAGTCTGATACTATCGTATGGTTACGTTAGTTATACCTTTCTCCTTTAGGTCTATCAGTAGCCCCTCTATGCCACTCTCAGGCATGGTGCAGTGTAACACATCATCTATGTACACCTTCACAGTCCTGCTATCATACTTCATTTCTAATCATCCTATGTACAAACATCGTTACATCTTTAGACACACCATCACTACCAGATATTTCCAATTCCATATCGGTGTGACCAAAGTCCTCATCCTCTAACACATAGTGCTGCACACAGGCATGCAGGCTGTTGCCCTGCACATCCACCATGTTTGCACCATACTCAGTCTCATACCATCCAGTTAAACGTAACATTATATTCCTCCATTACATTACACACAGTGAGGCACCGTATATTTTACCACACCAAAAGAACAACCCACATCCTACGACAAAGCACATCAGCACATTCACTGCCATGTACACCCTTTCGGATTGCTGCACTTGTTTATGTTCAAGTCTATTCATATCAATTCCTTTCCATTAGCAAAGTATGTCACCCATACTTGCACCCTCAAAATCAACACCATCCTCCTCAGCTTTCAAATGTATTCGTGTACATTCATTGTAGTGGTACCTCATTGACATAGTTATAGC